AAACGTCACCACGCCTGAAGCGGGCGCTGTATAAGAAGATACAACGATTGCAGGAGACAATACGTGATCATCGTCAAGATTGACGGAGTTGCCGCTAAAAATGAAGTTAGCATTAGCTGGGATAGGGCCCACGCCAGTACCTGGCGCCCAAGCTGAGCACGCACCACCCGATAACGTTACACAAGTAAGGTTGTCTCCCAAAACTGCTGGTGTGACCGACACATCAGCCATATTGGAAAGCGCCAGTGGGACGCCGTTAACCTTATACGCCTGCGTGTCAACAAGTACATCACTTATACTAGTGCCATCAGGAAACGGGCAAGATATGCCGGAACAATTTATAGCTATACCGGTAGCGCCTTCGGCCCCGAATAACGTCAGATGAAGCCCGGTGTAAGAACCAGATGTAATGACGTCACCAGAACTATCCGTGGAAACCAAACTTGGGCCCAGCGTAATGGTCCCCGTATACTGAGGAACTTGATTCGTCATACCAGGACTAATAGTGCCGCCGCCACTACTACTGGTTTGCTGCCAGCCACTTAACGTACACGCGTATTGATGAAATCCGGTAATGTCTGTATCGGGGCGACCTAAACTGTAAAACGACAACGTGACGCCGCTAGCCGTAGCCGTAGCTGCGTTGCTTAAAGTTACCTGGTTGGTCAAGGTGTTGATAGCGGTAACGATAGTGCTGGTTGGAATGCCAGAACCTACGACGGTTTGGTTCTCCAGTAACCCATTAACACTGAGCACCGTAACCGTGTAGCTAAGATTACTAGTCGACGCTGTCGTAGCGTACGGGCAACCACCAGACGGCGCGCCATTACTGGTAACTTGCGTCCAGTTGACCTGACTAATAGGACTGATTTGAGTCTGTCCACGCGCTTTTACGCAGTACGTACTCAAAGCTAACAACAAGACTCCAAGCCACAGCTTCATAAGCCGTATCTCCATGATGGCCGCGTTACGATGAGTAAAAGTAAACCGCAAACACCTTGTCAGTAGACGAAGTTAAATAGTTCAAGGTCACGATGTTGGCTGTCAACGTGTAATCAATACCATAACGTTGAACTACACCATTAACTGTAAACTGAAGCATTTGAGCTGGTGTTGGCGTGTGACTAAGCGTGTACACGGTACCAGGTACAGTCCCAGCAGGTGTCTCCGCAATAGATGGCGGCAATACAAAATCCCCAGCGTTGCCTGCCGTTAGCACCTTGACCCACAAGGCTGGCACCTCTACCTGGCCGCCAAAGATGAGGTCTAACAGATTCCAGTTATAGTTAGTAGGTACCTGCCAGTTAGCCTGATCAAAGGCCGCGATCTGCAGCCCAATGTTCGGCGTGGTAGTCTCGCTAGGCATATTAGTACCCCACCGCCTTCCAATTCACCTGTATAGCCGCACTGTTACTAACGTTAAGATAGCAGCCCGTTGTACTAACCTGATCGCCACCAGAATTGTCATTCAAAAAGCAAATACGCGCCGTACCACCATTTACAAACTGTTGGATATGCATCACGCTAACGCTAGCAGCGTTCGTGAACGGCGTCGGAAATATAAGATGACCAGGCGCATTGAAGTTGTTGCCCCACTGTCTAATCAGCCCGCTAGGGTCCTTCTGCCAGTAGCCGTTCGCGTTAGACCCAGACGTGTAACCCGGTGCAGCTACCGGTACGTAGCTGACGCCATTGCCCGTCAGTACTTGCCCATCCGGGGCAGCACCAGCCACCTGCAACGTACTGAAGTTACCCGGCGCTGGGTTGAAGCTGCCAATAGCCACGCCGCCCATACCGTTGACGCTCAACACAGGGCCAACAGCGTCCAAGTTGCCCGCAGCGTCTACCTTAAACAACTGCGCGCTTAGCACATTGGGCGTAGGATCAGACTGGGCGCCACCATTGACGTTACCAGGGAACGTAACCGTCCACCCACCTGTGCCGTCCTGAACCCATAGCAGGCAAATAATCTGGCCCGCCGTTTGGCCGCTGATAGTAAAGGATAACGCGCCAGCAAGTGCTATTTGAAACCCGCTATACTTAGTAGCATTCAATGAAATGGTAGGCGACCAAGCTACACTTTGTAGGCCACCAGGTATATCAACCGTAGTGAGTATGTTGGCCAACACCGCCGTCAACGTCGCCGGATCGGTGTCCAGCGTTGTGAACCCCTTACCAGCCATCATTTCCATAATGGCGTACATGCCGCAGGTAAGCTGGTACAGCGTCTTGTTGGCTGAAGGACTGAGCCAGAGTGCGTCCACGCCAGCACCACCAGTACGCGTGACATCGGTTAGGTACTCAGCGTCTGTCTCTTGGTTCGCCTGCGTCGGATTGAAGAGCAGAAAGTTCGTTGAACCCATCAGATTGCCCACTTTCCAACGTCAAAACCAGCTACGTAGCTGTTGTCAAGGTCAAAACCAAACGCCGGCAGTTCAGCAAAGTCGTAAGTGTACTCCACACCCTCCGGCCGAGGGACGATGAACCCATTGGTGATCAAGTCCTGGATAATAGACGTGAAGCTGCCGCTAAGAAAGATCGTCGCTGTCATATTTTGGTTGTCAGCAATGATGATGCTACCGCTGGGGAACAAGTACTTCCAGATGGTAAACAAACTGGTGATCGTACCGTCCCATTGATTCTGCGCTATCTTGGCTTTAATGTAGATGCGGTACGTGTTGTCGTCCAGTACAGGGCTTACGCCGCCCATCGGCTGAAAGTTAACGGTACGGCTAGCCCCGGCGATAGCCCCCAGCGCGTCTAGCTGCGGCCCTACGGCGCTGTCCAAGTCAAATGCTGTGTCAAACTTAACTAGGCATTCACTGACATCATCAAACTTTTTCAGTAGCACATACAACAACGCATTCAGCTTAGGGCTGTTGACGTATTGAGATATCAATAATGATTGGTAGTAGCCCATCGGCAGATTTTCAATAGGCTCGTTACCATAACCTGCCTGTCCATAACCGCCCGTACCATAACTTGGATTTGGCACAGCTACACCGCCGCCACTTGGATGTTAGCGGGCACACCTTGCGCCGCCTCATAGAACAGCAGCGCCAAATCAACAGCCGTAATCGGCTGAACCGCTACAATGTTCACCTGAGCGCTACCGCTACCGCCACCGCCAGTCGTAGCCACGCCGCTAGCTACCGCAAAACCGCTACCCGGCGTCGTCACCTGCGGGTAGATGCCCGTAATACCACCTAAGCCATCCACACTACTAACCGTCACCGTACCACCTGCGCCGCCCGCCAACGTCAGCACGTCGTTTACTGCGTAGCCAGCACCAATCACCGTGCCCGGTACCACGGTAAATAACCCCGTGGCCGCCGTGCCTAGCGTTACGGCTTTGATACTAAACTCAGGCTGAGATGGATTAGGCATTACGCTAAGGGCCGCGCCGTACAGCGAAGAATGTACCACTTCCTCGCCAATAGCTAGCGAGTTAAGATATGCTACGATGGCAGCCTGAACCGCCAAAACAGTAGCTGAAGTGAAGCCAGACAAGCCGTATAAGTACATCCCCACAAAAGGCTGAACGTAAGTTGGCCGGTAAAAACTGATCGTCTCTTGGTAGCCTGTATTAGGGTCAGTCACAAGACTTGATGTCGTGCCATTGGTGAAACAGCCTATGGTTTTCTTCAGGTAGATACTCAAAGCCACAGCCGCGTCCGTACCACCTTCAACAACCATCGTGATACTGTGCGCCGGATTGCCCCAGGGGCTGTCTACCGCACCTGTAGGGTTCTCGATGGAACTGCCTGGACCGCCCGGCGTAGGGTAGCCTGGGGCCGTACGCGTAACCCCCAGCGTGGCCAACACAGCAGCAACCGTAGCAGCGATAGGCGTAAGCGCTGGCAGTGCCACGCTGATAGCCTGCCTAGCCCGTAGCGCACTATCTGCCTCTACCGGGTCGCCAGGTGTAGCCGCCGCTACATTGTTCACACTAGCCCAACCACTAACCGGGCTAGCCTTAATATTGATGGTGCCCGGTTCAGCCGTAATGTTACCCGGTGTTGTGCAGGTAGCCGTAACCGTAACACTACCACCAGTGAGCGTCACGGACGCCGGTAGCGCCCAAAGGTTGCCTACTTGATCTTGAACAAAGCCATTGCTAATTATCAGTCCTGGCGTACCTGTGCAAACCACTGGGCAGGTAGAATACGTGAACGCTAAACGGGCCAGGCCGTTCATCTTTACCACGCGATCAAGCCCAGCACCAACAGCGGTTTGCGGAGAACTCTGATTATAGTCCAATTGGAGCGCCGCATTTTGATCAGCCAGCTTAAGACTGAGTATGCTAAGTATTTGATAGATGGCGCTGTCCGGCGCTACGTATTGATTGGCGCCGTAGATATTTAGAAAAGCCTGAAGGTTATCCGCCAAAATGCTGGCGTAAGAATTGACAATTAAACCGCCCGGCCCCACAGAAGGCGGGGCATACGGAGGTGTGGACACGGCTAGGCCTCGCTTTCTTAGAATCCCGTAGCTAGCGCGGCCCCTAGGGCCGGTACGTTGCTGATCGTTACAGAACCAAATACGGTCTCTGCCGTAGCAGTGTAGGTCAGCTTGCCGTTTGTAAAGCTGACCTCTACGTTGGACACAGCAGTAACGTATGGCGTAAAGCCCGCAATGTTCTGCTGGATAGCAAGCTGCATAGCCTTAAGCCCACTCTGGCTACCAAGCTGGCCCAGCATTTGTTGAAACACTGGCAGGCCTAGATTCAAGTCTTCCCACCACTCACCCAAGAACAGTTTAAGCCGCGTCAAGATGGCCTGTGCTACCGCCGCGCCGTTAGTGAGCGCCGTGTTATCGGCAAAAATGGGATCGTAGCTACTGTCTAGCTGAAGGTACGCAATTGTTGCCACTGATTTACTGTCCCTTCAATACTGACGTCTCACTACCTACCGGTATGCTAGGGCCGGCATAGCCCTTAGACACAAGGAATGGCTGAATGTTTGTAGCGTACCATTGGTAGAAAGTATCGTTCATCAACTTTTGCGCCGTACCGCTGATCGCGTTAACTGAAACCGCTGGGGCTGTTAGCTGCACAGCCGTGCTAGCATTCACAGCTAAATTTTCACCCGTAACCGTTACGCCGTCCTCCGCGACATCAACTACCGTTGCACCATCATCTGAGCGAACTTGCAAGGAATTCGCTGAGTAGTTAGCCAGCACGTTAGGCTGGCTCCACAACCCCGGATAAAATCCACAGTCATGAATGTAATGTCGTCGTACTTCGTTTTGCCGCTGACTGCCACTACTAACACCGGTGTTGTCCGCTACAGGGCTGTTCGTTTGACCGTTAGCCCACCACAAATCAATACAGGCGTCACAAAAGATAACCATGCCTTCATCGCCTTTTTTCAAAGGCAACGTAACACTGTAGCCACCACCACGCGGTACCATGACAGGCACGAAAACAATAGGCGGTACGTCCCACCACTGAGCTTTTAAGCTGCTGACCACGCGTACCCGCTCCTGGATAGCTAACTGAACAGTAACAGTCTGTTTGCCAACATCCATGTCCTCCGTTAAGAATCCAGGGCAAGCATAACGCGCCTCCGTCAAAACCTGGCGCAAAATCTGACGCCATTGCTCACTCTGCGCGGCGATAACTTGGCTCGGTGTTAGCGTTAATAACGGATTAGGGCCGGGTACGGTAGACATGAATCATCCTGTGAACATGTTCAACAAAGTTTGCGCGTAAATTGTACTGAAACCTATCACCTCAGTCTGCCAATCATTACCCCGCGTGTCGCCCGTATGACGTACCTGGCTGACGTAAAAGGTAAGGTTAGAACTATCTGCCGTAGCTAGCAGGGTGGGCAGCTTACTGTTGACGCTAGGCTCGTACGCTAACTGCGTAATGTTAGTGCGTACTAACTGGACTAACTGAGGCGGCAAGTTAACTTTGAGCCTTGGGTCTAGCAGCACCGTAAAGATTACACCCTGCTGTATCTGCTGTGGCGTACCGACAATGCTTTGGTTTACACTGGGCGGCAGCCCATTTGAATTTTCAACGCCTCCAGGTGGGAAAGCTGGACTGTAAATTAAACTCGGTGTGATAACCCCGCTAGCCACCTCGCTAATGTAGGCCTGCTGGCCGTCATTCCAAGCTTGAACCTGGTTGCTATCTGATACTTGAGTAAGGAACTTACTAACCTTACCAAACACCGTGTTACCACGAGGATACTGCGTGGCTAGCATGCGCTGCCGGGCCACCTGGCCTAGTTTCACGACTAAGGGTGATGGATTAGCTCCAGCATTGTTTTCAGCAATCATACGCTGAATCAACTGCAACTGGCTACTGAACTGACCCATAGAAAAACTAATCGTATCGCTGAGCGCGCCCGGCAGCGCTATGCAATGAAGGGTCAGCTTCTGATCAACTACATTCTCCCTGGTGTAGATAGGCTGAAACACCGGGCCATCCCAGATGATCGAGCTCAACTGCGGGCCGAACTGGAAGCCGGCCTTGAGCGTGACCCAGGTAGCGTTAACCAATAAGTTCTGCGCTGTCTGATCATCAAAATTGTAGACACTGATATCGGCGTACCATAGCGGCGCGCTGTTCATGGACTGCTGAATTTCAAACGTTACGCGTAGCGCCTCAGGCTGAAACCGGTTAGACCCTACAGTCACTACCTCTGCGCCGCCACCCTTGGTAGCGTAAGTAATTGCCAGTTCCCACGCCTGCCCCCAAAGCGGTATTCCAGACGTAGGTGTGCTCATACGGTGTCTCCCCACAGCAAGCTGAACTGAGTCAAATTCAGCTGCCCCGGATAGTCAGCCGGCGAATTGCTGGTGTTCAGCAAATAGGCACTACCAATTTTAAGATACTGATATTGAGCCAGCAAGTTAGCTGAAGGATACTGACCCGTGATGAGCGGCACACTGGCCACTAACAAATTGTTATTCTCATCAGCGATGCTAAGCTGCCAATAGCCAGCCATAGCTGAGTAAGCTAGCGTAAGGTTTAACGTAAGCGGCTGGCCATCGATAGTCAATTGAACGGCGAACGTCTGATTGTTGGCCGTGGTGAGTGGTGCTAGCTGATCACTCACGGCAGCACCGCACCCAAAGCATTAACTGTCGTTTGGCCCACCACACTGGAATAGAACCCAGCACCGGGAACGTTGACCACGTTGTTGTACACATCGATCGCGGCGTTAACCGGCCCAGACGGCGTAGCCGCCACCACCGGCGGATATTGGAACTGCCGCTGCGTAATAGACGGCACCGCACTCGGATTCACCTGGCCAAGCCCAGTTTGCTGCGTAGCGTCTGGGCGGGCGCTAAGCGCCGTCAAAGAAGACAAAGGACTAGTAACCGCGGACACGGCTGTAGTGGCCGTGAAAATTTGCTCAAACTCAACCCGTACGCGCAGTCCGGCTATCGTCTTGTAATCTTCGCGCGGGTTGATACTCGTAATCAACATATTGGCGTACGTACGCAGCCTTGTAGTGACGGTCAAAGGTTGCCGCGCTAACTGAAGACTAATCAGCGTTTGGTAAGCATTGACGCTCTTACTCGTACTGCTACCACTGAACGGCGTCACGTTGTCTGGCGTAGCGCTACCGGCAGTGTTAGCGTTGTTAGCCCCACTAGCATAAGCATCCATCGCATCACTCATACCGATAAATAAAACCAAGCGCGGCGGCATGAGGTAAGCATGACTGCTAATGTCAGCACCCGTTTGAACTGGATGACGTGTTTTTTCAAGCCGCTGATCGTGCTCCAATTCCAACACAGCGTCAAACACATACGTCGTTTGCGTACTGCCACTAGCCACAAAGTTAGCCGTCTGAGTACCGGCCAGCGGCCCCGTAACCGGTATGGCTGTACCCGGCACGTAGTTAGCCGCCGTTACGGGTAACGCCCCCGGAACATTGCCTACAGCCTGCCCCTGCGTTGGTACCTGTGTGATGCTAACCATAGCCGGGCCGCGGGCCCACTGGGGAGGACGGTAAGCCACGGCGGCCTTCGGACTAGTAGCTGGAAGGGCAGTACCTGGTACATAAGTGCTAGCCATAACGTAGTCCGCCTCTCAGTAGCTGTATGACAGCTGACTGAATTCCTGAAGGTTGCGCTGAACCTGCTTAGCCGTTTCGCTAGCTGTCTTGCGCGCAATCTCATCGGCACTAGCGCCGGGCTGAGTGATGTGGATGGTGATTCCTCCAATGTTCACATCCCCGGTCTTACCTGAACGCCCCAATACCTTGGCAATGTACTGCTGCGTCTCACTAGGTAGCGTAGCTTTGCCAGCCAAGAAAGCATCCATACGCCCTGGTCCAGCGTTGTAAGCACCCAGCGCTTCTGCCACATTGCCGCCATAGCGCTTCAACATCTGATTGATATAGGCCGTACCACCAGCAACGTTCTGCGCCGCATCGTAAGGATTTACACCCAGCGCTGCCGCCGTTGGCGGCATAAGCTGCATAGTGCCGATTGCACCCTTAGGGCTGCGTGCCGCCATACCTAGCGCACCAGACTCTTGCGCCTGCATAGCCGCAATCAACGCTGCATTTGCCGAGCCGCCAGTAGCCAGATCACCAAAGTTAGCCCCTAGACCACCCGCGATAATTGGATGACGGCCTAGCAACCCAACGCCCTTGGCAGCTAAACGAGCAAAAAAGCCCGGCGCAACCGCCTCAGTAGCTTCGGCCCCTACACCCGCAGCGCCAGCTGCTTCAGCTTCCTCTGGCAGCAACTCTGGAGCCAAAAATGCCGACGCCACCATCACACCCGCCCCAATGGTACGAGCGTTAATATCCGCCAAGCTGGCCTTAAGTTCTTGCCCCGCGCCCTTGAAGTTACCTGTAGCAATATCCACCAGGGCGCTAATGAGGTGTGCCAGCAGGTCCTCGATGTTGGCCACGGTCTCAGCAAACACAGCAAAGATATGACTAACTTTTTGAACTGCCAAGCCGAACTTTTCCAGGCTATCCGTAGACTTAGTAATAGCCGTGTCGCCGGTAAGCAGCCCAATAAGGTTACTGAACGCGTCAGCCGTATCTTTCAACGCCGTACCAGTAGCCTTGAACACGTCCTTAATGTCGTACCAAACAGGCAGGAACATATCAGACAACTTTTGAGAAATCGTCGGCATGTTGTGCGTAATCCAGTCGTTAATGCTACGCAATTTCTTCAGTAAATCGTCCGGCCCAAGACCTAACGACCGCATGAAGTTAGTAACCACATTCATGCCAAGATATTTTAATTCCACCTCCATGCGAGTGAACTCAAAACGTATGTCGCGTATTTTACGCATTTGTACTTCAAAATCACCACCAGGCGCCATAGCCTTTTGGTCAGCAATAAGCTGCCGCGTGCGCTCCCGTAGTTCCGCGTCCCAGGCTAGGTTTTCCAGCGGCTGACCGAGCGCATCCATCGCTACCTTAAGACTACGCGCTGCGTCCTTACTCATGTACATGTGAAGCGCAAACAGCCGGTACTCTTGATCAGCCATGGCCACTTTGTCAGCCAGGCCCAAAGCGGCCCCACCAATGGTAGCGAACCCACTAACAATTTCCGTCTGAGCCTTAAAGAAGGACTTAGACATGCCAAAAGCTGTGGCGTCTACCGTGGCGCTAGCCTCGGTAAGTGCCCGTTGAAAGCTGGCCATGCCGCTCTGGTCAACAACAGCGCCAAGCTTAATGAGATATTCATCAAGGATGTTCGGCATTAGCAGCCTTCCATTCAACGTAGCGCCGATTGTTTTCTTCCTTCACGTCTAAAAACTCCAGCACGTCACAAAGATCTTGGACATCATAAGTACCGTCAAACATTTCATGTTGCTGCCATAACCCAGCAGCTACAGGCCGCCACACCAGCGGATTCAACGTAGGGAAGGCAGCAGGCTCCCAATCTAGGCGGCCTGGCTCGACCGGCCCGGTCCGCTCTCGGCTAAAAAAGGCAGCAAACTAAATACTAGCGCCTCCACTGTGAGCCTTGTCACCAGCATAGGATCCTCTTCCAACAGAGGGCACGCCCACCGACCATCAGTTAGCATAACCGGCATGGGCTGCTCTGGTTGGCCCGCTAGAGTTTCCATGTGGCTGGTAACTAGCATAGCCGCGCGCTGAGCAAAGCCCATATCTTCCCGACTAAGCTGAAGGAAAGCTATGCCACACAGCGTACGCAACCGCTCTTCCGGCGTAGCCTTAGCAACGGCCTCCTCCGCCCGTCGTTCTGAACCAGCTTCGCTCTCTTTTACCGGATGATCATCTTGGGCTTTGTATACCGCGTTCATTAGCCGTTGCCAGATGTAGCTACCGTCTAACGGTGTCATTTTATGAATTTGCCACCTGGAACCTGACACTTCAACTACCGTTTCCCTCATAAGCCCTCCTTGCAGGGCGACTCACTTACATGTTAACAACGTTAGCCGCTAGCAGCGCCCAGCGGACCCTGGTACCTGCCGCAGCGTAGGGCTTATCCGGTATTTTACCGAAGCCAACACCAGTCAGCACGTGCGTAGACCCATCAAGCAACGTGCGGAAACTGATTGTAGTTGCCAACCATGGCAGTAGATCATCAGCGTTGGCCGAATTGACGCAAAGATTGTAAAGGCTGAGCAGCGCATGATGAAGCGGGCTAGTTTGCTGAACTTCTAGGTCTATGTGGCCATTATCACCAGCCACGTAGCTGCCCATCACCGTACCATCTGCCGCCACATCCATCACGGTGCGCTCTGTAGTCATAGTGATCGTCACCGAGCCCAGTCCAATGTTGCCGCCAGTTAACGGCAAACTGACGCCAAACAGCGGGTTGACTAGAACGCCAACCAAGTCTTTGAAACTGTAAGTTCTGCCAAGACCCATCTCACTACGCTCCTTAAACTACAATGTTCATTTTGAAATCAACCCTAGCGTTACAGTTGTGCGTAGACGCCAATGACCAGACTTTGAACCGCTCCCGCCGTAGTAATTGCGCAGTAGATAGGCATCGCCTTACCAGCCGCCCGGTCGTTAGACGACTGCTGACTATAGGGCTGCGCCTGGTTCAAGTAGCCGCCTGGTATAGCTTGGCCATCTACCAGTTGGACGCCCGGTATGTTAATTGTCACGCCTTCCCAAATACCGTCAGCCAAGAATCCAATTGTCGCAGATTGCGCGCAAGCATTATTAGCCGCTTGAATCAGCTTATGCTCGTCAGAATTGGTTTGGCCCACTACCGGGTTGCCAGTAAGCACCGCCATCTCCTCCAGCTGCAAGAAGCTAACCAGCATAGCCAGGTTCAGCCAAAGATAGCTAGGTATGCCGTTAGACATAAAGCCCGGCTGAACATTTTGATACGGGCTGAAGTTAGCATAAACATTGAACCTAGCACCGACAATGTTTGTATACTGCGTTTGGGATAGTGGCTCTGGCGCAATACCTATGATGGACTTATAAGCCACCGTAAAGAAGCTACTGGCCAACCCGGTATTCAGCCCCATTTCTACGCCCATCAACCCCGCCGCCGCGTAAATATTGTTGGGGTACAAACCGCTCTGCGTCGTAGCGTAGATGCCCAGTACCCGCAGCTTAAGTGCTTGCAACTGCAGCGCAACATTGCCGACCACCCCGTTAGCAATATTAACGTTGCTGGACCACGGATAGTAGCGCGTTGTTTGCCACAGCGAATCAGCCCACTCACTAATGGCTAAGTTGTCCGCGTCTGCCGGGTTGTTGACAGCCAGCCCGTACCAAGTAGTACTTGCCAAGCGGCAAGCCTGACTGGCTTGAAGCAAAGACTCGCCAGCCGTTATGTTTACCGTTAGCCCGCTGCCAGCGCCACCGCTTACACTAAGTCCGGTAGCCGTTGAGTAACCGGTGCCCTGAGTGCCCGGTACCGTACCCAACGTCAATGCCTGCCCAGCTTCGCCCACCGTCAGCACCGTAAGGTAGCCGTAACTAGCGTTAGTCTGCGCCACAAGTACTACATCACCAGCCTTGTAGCCATGGCCCACAGCACCAATACTAGTCTGCGCCGCCGTCACGCTGGTTAAGCAACTGGCAGCCAACACAGCCACATCCGTACTTGTCACGGAAGCGATAGTGGTTACCAAGTCTGCACCCGCCGTACCAGCGCCTGCCACGCGGATGACGGCCCCTACATCGCCAGCTTGGAAATTCGCCATCAGTGAAGCAAGGAAAGTATGGGCCGTGGTAGTAGACATGACGCCGTCAGACGCCGATCGACCAATGGTCACCTCAGCACCAGACACCGTGGTAAGACAGGGGCTGTTGAGCACTGCCTCTGTACCACTGTTGATAGATTGGATGGTCGTAACCAGGTCCACGCCAAGCGCACCGGCGCCAGCTACGATGACCGTTTTGCCGATATCAGCCGAGACAAAGGCCGCCGTTGCAGAATCCAAATACGTTGGGTTGACGCTAGACGACATATCACCGTCAGCCACAGCTCGCCCGATGACCACCTTAGCGGCAGTCACGCTGGTGGCACAACTTGCAGTGAGCACCACTACAAAGCCGTTTATCACGGACGCAATAGTCGTATTGAGGTCCGCCGCGCCCACGCCTGCGCCCTTCACCGTTATTGCTGCACCGACATCAGCAGCGGTAAAAGCCGCCGTGGCCGATACCAGATAGGCCGCGCTAGCCGTAACCGACATCACGCCGTCATTAACCGTGCGCCCATTAGGCAGGGCGCTGCCAATGGCAGTAAGGTCTTGGCGCCCGATCCAAATGAATTGCGGGGCTGGCGTCTGGCTGAAGTAAATCTGCGCTGCGATGTACTCCGACGAATTCACCGTAAAGCCGTCCGCCAACATAGCCGTCGTGGACGGATACTGACGAAGCCTGGGATTGACCCCATAACTCGGAATAGCGGTACTAGGCCCGACAAACAGCCCCTGATTGAACGTAGGAGCTACAACTGCGGCCGGGCTTACGGTAACACTGATGTCAACTAAGTTGCTGAGCGCCAGAGGCGGCACAGTAGACATTTGCTTACGCTCCTTTGGGTTTAAGCTTCCACCGTGAAGTCCGCCACTGGATCACTTGGCGAACCGTCATAAACCTTAACCTCAACGCTAGTCACAGCGCTGTCTTGAATCGTTTCCGTCACGTTCTCGTACATGGTAATGGCGAAGTCACACCGCTCCCACCACTCCGCGTTGATAAGCTCCGGCACGCGCATCGGCTCAGCCGGGTCCGGCACTGGGAAGAGATTGCTCTCGTTGAGCTGGTCATTGAAGTAGTCCAAGAACATTGCAGACCAGATCTGCCGCGCCCGGTCCAAGCTATTCGGCCCATACAGCGTCCAAGCAATCCGCCAAATGCGCGTGTAGGTCCAGCTTTCCATCAATGGGTCATCCGTGGACCCCATTCCGCTGAGCGTCTTATTGCGCACCTTGTTATACAACCCATCCTCAAGCGTGCAAGCGAGGTAGCACACGTCCTGCTTAGGCGTCACCCCGAACGGCTGGCCCTGGGTAGGCCACTCAACGCGCACCTGGTTAGCGTCTAACGGACCGAGCCCCATCATCCCACAAGTCAACGGCTGAATAACATCGTTGATCTGCTCTAAGGTCAGCGCGTTACTGACCAGCGTCTGGCCGTTAGGATAAGTCGTAGAGGTGCCCATTGATCTCCTCTTAAGCAGCCGTCAACCGCGTTCCCAGCGCCTTCCAGTACCCACCACCGAAGTCGTGATAAACCTGCAGCACCCGGTACTGCAAACCCTTATACGTCAGCACATCGCTATAAGCGGTCTGCACATCCACCGTGATAGGCCAAGTAAAATAAAGGCTGGCCCCGACCGGTGTGGCTACGTTCATGTTGATCTGCGCACCGCTTAGCGTATAGTCCAAGTTCACCGTCTGCAGCAGACCATTGACGTACAAGCTGCCAACGCCACCAGGTGGGACAGAGGTAAGATCGTAAACCGTGCCTGGTACCACACCACCAGGCACCTCGCCGTGGACGCCAGGCACCGGGGCCGTAGCTCGCGTAAGATAGATCGGGACCGTAGCCCAGAAGGACCGGATCGAGCCGACCCTGTCAGCCTCGGACAGCATTGCGATCTCGCGGTTACTAGCTTGTTGCACCGGACCGAAAAGCTGGAACGTAGCGGTGCTCAACGGTTGAAAGACCCCGGTCACCCACTCACCAGTGGTGCGTTGAACGGTAAACGGTTCTGGCGCGATCAGGTCCGGGTCAAGCACGACCTCCTCAACACTGATCACGTTACTCCTCCTTCACCACCCCGACGATAGCAGCGCGTAACGCCCCCGTATCGATCAATGGGCGATCGCTGCCCTTGGCTTTAATGGTCGACGGCGCGTTGGGCACCCAGTGATTCCGCGGATCAGTGAAAAAATTACGTGCCGCGTTTTGACCCGCTAGGGCTGCCCGCTTCATCTTGTTAAGTGCCCGCTGGCCGTTTCCAGCTAAGTTAGCCTTAACGCTGGCGCTAAGCTCGCTGGCGATAGCCTGACGGTTACCATCAGCCTCTACGGCAGGCTCTAATACGGGCCGCGCCGGTATATGACGCACAGGGCTACCCTTAGTATGGATAAACAACAGTTCGGCATTGGTAACGTCTGATCAAGCGGCCTTCTCCAGCCGCACTCTCTTCTTGCCGCGCGCCTTGCCAGCCATAGCCAACAATTGAGTTTTGCGATCACGCTTGCCAGCCGCCGGGATACCCACGTAAGCCGCCAACTTAGTCAACCCGGCAACCCGCTTGGCAAGGGCCGCCGCGCCGCTCTTACGCGCCAGCACGATGCGAGGTGCGGTCATAGGGATTTCTTTTCCGCAGGTGGCAGCGCCTTACCGCACTTACTGCAGACCGTAGCACCCAGCTGATACGGGTAGCCGCAGGTATAACGCCAAGGGTAGTACGGTATGTCCGTAATGTTAGGGCAGCGTAACACCAACTGAACTGTCATCACCAGATCACCATCGGCCCGCTGCCGATCACCCGGGCCATCGTAGCCAACGTCTGGCCATAGCGAGTAAGGTTCCAAGCACCCCAATCCTTCAATGATTCAAGCACCTGATAACCGACACTTACGTCACCAACGCTCTTCGAGGTCTGGATGCCACCGGCCAAACCTTGTGCTGCGATGGCCGCCCCACTTACCGGTGACACTGAGGTGAACGTCTGCTGTTGCACCGGCCAGGTGACGTACAACTTGGCACCACCAGGTGTGGCCACCGCAAAGGTGATCTGATTCCCGACCAACGTGTAATCCACGCCAGGAACCTGGAACACACCGTTGACGGTAAGTGACTGAAGCGAACCACCAGGCGGCGCACCGCTTAACGCGTAGACCGTACCCGGAACCGTACCCACCGGTATCTCACCGTGGATGGCCGTCATCAGCTGACTGAGCACCTCGGTGGCATCACTTTGCGCGTACAGGGTAAGGTAATGTGCGATGAACAAGCCCATCCCAACCAGCCATTGTTCCTGCCACCGTGCGAACTGCAAGCTGGCGTAGGCCAGGTTCAAATAAAGCTGGATCACCGTCATCGGAACTGGTGGTGACTGGTACACCTGCAGTGCAATGATGCCACTAACGGTGGCGACGTTGTTCACCGTAATCGTGTTATTGCCCAAACCGGTAACGACCGTTCCTGGCGGAAAATTTTGTGACCGCAAGAACTGGCCGAGGACGAAGCCGGTCAAGCTAGGTACGACGATCGTGCTTGATCCGGCCACCGTTACGCAGTTGGCAACCGTCGTCGGCAAACCAAAGAACTTTGGGTGGAAGCTCAAAAAGTCATCCAGTGCGTAGGGTGGGTTCTGCCCGAAGACGAGATTGGTGCCGGCGTTGATCAGGCTACCAGGACCGGCAGACCAAAACTCCTGCCCGGCCCCCCAGGCGGTCTGGAGCCACGCTTGAAAGTTGGGCCAGGTGTTCCAATTACCCACGATGCGGCTCCTTTCCACCTTGGTAGGTTTCTACCCTCCCCAGGTCCTAGAAATGCCCCTAAGTGGCTGTGGTGCCACTAAAAAGCCCCTTTAAGGCAGATCTTGCTAGGCTGCCACGACTCCCTTGCCCCTGCCCTTACGCGAGAAGCCCTCACCGATTGGTTTCTCAGGTTGGATGCCCAGTGGCAGAGGTGGCGCAGCCCGCTGCGCTTCGGCCGCGATCTCATCCTCGGTCTTGCCAGGCGCCGTGGCCTTAAGCTCCGCCTCCATCGCCTTCCTGGCCGTCTTGGTTGGCGGGGTGAGATTGATAATGCTCTTGTCCTTGATACCATGCGCATAGGTAAGTGTGTTGACGACCCAATCAGGGACCGGCACCGGGCCGTTGCCACTGGGAATGGCGTTGTACCGCTTGCTTATACCGTCAGTGGTAGTGAAGAGAAAAAGATGCGATCGCTTGAAGAATAAACTCAACATGGTAAGGTTCCCTCCTTGCAGGGGTGTTGCTGCCGCGCAGGCACGGGGCTGACACTCCCAGCCCAACGAAAGGCGGCAAGGAGCGCTTCGTTAAGGGCCAGGGTCCTGAAACGCCCCGGCCCGCGCGACGGGTTAAGCACGCAAAGCGCGCGCGAAGTTTAGATTCCATCCGCGTAGAGCATCGTGGTGGTCCGCTTGAAGATCACCTGTCCGATGCAGCCCACGTAGGCTGTCTCGTAGGCGCCACCGGCGCGGGTGGTGGGAACGGTCATGGCCTTGGTCATCACCTGGGGAATGCGGAGATACAAGGACTTCTTGCTGTTCTTGTAAAACACCCCGCGGTCCAGGCCGTTACCAAGTTGACCCACCGGTGAGGAGTTGCCGTAACCCTGACCGGTGATCCAGGGATTTGGTAACGAGTTGATCTTGAAGGCCACACCATGATGCGGTGCGACGCAGTTCTTCTCCACGTACTCGATGATGGACATCGCCACAGGCACGCCGGCAATAGCCTGCGGCTGAGTGAGAACGGCAAACTGCGCGTAGGGTATGAGCAAGCGGTCAGCCATGCCCTCCTGCGCCGCGTAGCCGCTGTTCTCCACGGTGTTGTTAAGAGCCGTGTTGATATCCGTGAGAATTTCACCGGGTGTCTTCTTGGCCCACGTAGTGAAGGTGCTCGCCCCCGCCGGCACGACGGTGGAAGGCACGTAGGGATTGTTGATCAGCGCGGCGCCGCCCAGGAATCCTGCATAAGTGACGAAGTCCAGAGCCTTGACCCAGTTGGTCTCGACCGCGTTCTCGTACAGCTCCTGCAGACTGAAGGGTGGTGCCTGGCCGGTGCGGGTTGCGAACTCCATGCGCTGGAGGTCCACCCAAGTAATGGTGATGCCCATGGCCCAGATGTACGTGTTCCAGATGCCCTTCTGGATGTCGGCTTGCGCCTCAGGCAGTTCGGTGTTGTTGGTTCCTTGGAGGCCATAGAACTGTGTGCCCGTGGTGCCATAGTTGCTGGCCCACGCACTGAGGAACTGCGGGAAGCCGCCGCCCGTCTCCACCGTGATGTCCCGGGGATGAGTGACGGCCTGCAGCGGTTCTACCAGGTCCGTGTCGATGAGCTCCAGTTGGCTCTGAAGGAAGGCCATGCCGGAAGCGCCCGCAGCGTCGAACGCCTGCGCACGATTCCCGCCCGGATATCCGTAAGAGCCACGAGTAGGTTCAAGCATTTTACGTGTCATGGTTCCAGGTTCTCCTCGTGTCTAGGGTTAGGCCGCTTGGCGGACCTTGATGGTCACTTCCAAGATGCTGTTGGCGTCGACGTAGCCGGTGCGCGCGACCACGGTAGGCAGCGCGACCAGGTTGCTGAAGGTGACAGCCTGCCCAGCAATTACGTCCAGGATAAGGGCCTTGCTGAGCGTTGCTGTGCCGGCGGTGTACACCGTCACGTAGGTGCCTGGCGCGATGCCCAAGCCGCTTACCACCTGGCCAGCCTGGATGTTAGCGTTGGTAATAGTCAGCGTGTTGGTGTTCACGGTCCCAGTCGGGGTGACGTCCGTAAACAGGTCGGTCGCCACAGGGGTGGCCTCCCAATCACCAACGAGACCGGCGGTAACGGCAGTGTTCAACACGACGCGGGTATAGATCTGGCTCCCCGCCACGGGCGCGCCGACGGACAAGAGGATGGTGGCCGAGCCACGCTCCAACACCTCAGCCATCTGGTTTGGCGCGTAGTAGCCAACCTGCAGAATGCCTGGTGTTTGCCCCGCAGGGTACGCTAACTGCGTCTGGACCTCACGCACCGCCATGCCACCAAACTGCGCAGCAACCAGTGCAATGTTACTGGCGGCGGCATTGACAAAATCAGCTACCGAGGCCCAGTAACCACCCGAGTTGTTCTCAATCAACACGGCCGGGTCACCGAAGTTGAGGTTGAAGGTGCCTGAGACGCTCTGCTGCACGAGCTGGCGTGCCGCAATGACGCGCTCACCGAACCTGCTTACCGTGCCCGGAAAACCGAGATTGACACCAGTAACAGGAATGACTTGACCGAAGCTAACTGGATTCGGCGACATGGTCTACTTACCTCCCTTTGCGCGCTCATCGTAGTACGCTTGCACCTTTTCATCGCGCGTTGACTGGCCGCTGCGCGCATCTGCCGCACGGCGGCGGTTAAGGTTGGGGTCCGTGCCCACGCTGCGATCACGTGCACGTGCACCGTCAGCAAAGGCGCCGTAACTACCGGTCGTGGCCCGGCTACGACGGCGCAGTGTGCCCAGCGCGGTGTTGAACGCCCGCCGTACCGCCTGATCGTTGCTCCGAGCCACGAAGGGCCGAAGCATCTTCAGGGTCGCGGCTATGCCGTCGGCCGCACGAGCGCGGTCGTCAGCCCTGGCCCTGGGCTTACGGTCTGTGCAGCCACAGGCTGGGCAAGCCTCCTCGTCGTGGGCCGTGCCACAGTGCGCGCACTCCATCCCACCTTCCGAGGCGTCCTCGAGTGTGGCCTCACCGGATTCCAGGACCTTCTCCCCTGGTTGGGCCTCGGTGTCATGCCCGCGATCTTCAGCGTCCGGTTCCTCACCGGCACCGAGCAGCTCTTCGAGCTCGGCCGGATCGGCGTCCTCTTCCTGATGCTCAGGCTCGCCCTGCTCCTCGGTGAGAAGCTGGTCAAGCAGTCCACGTAGCGCCGGGATGTCGGTGTCCCGGCCACGCCGCCCACCCATGGCGTCGAGCAGGGTGTCCAGCGCATCGTGAGCAGCCTTCCGTTTGTCGTCGGTACGACGGTCATCTGACGGCCCCTGGTCCTGATCCACCGGGTCCATCTCGGGTGCGTCCTTACCACGATGACGGTCGCGGCTGGTTGTAGTTTCAAACAGGTCCGGGCTGGTATCCCGGACCCTGTCACGGGTATGGCGGTCATCACTCTCGGCTGGAGGCACCTGGTTGACAGCCTCAGCCGCCTCCGCCAACTTCTCTGGCTCTGCGTCGGTCGCGTACTGCTTAAGTCCCAGACCGAGTAGGTGCTTCAAGATGTTTGACACGGGTTGCTTCTCCTTCTTCAAGGCGGTGGTTAATGGTGCGGTTGAGACGGACAACGATGCCGTCCCAGCATCTACGACAGGCTGGTCCGGCGGCGGTGACTCGGTAGTCGGTCTGGCGGCGGCATCCATGATCCGGACGTCATCACCAGCCCGACCCTTGGGAACGACGGCAAGGTGGTTACCAACCATGCCGACCTGCAAGATCTTATCGCCATCCTTGGCGATGCTGTAGTCGTAGCCCAGCGAGTTCTCACGGGCAAGCTTGTCCCGCACTTTCGCAACCAGCGGCTCACCGGAGATCACCAGGTCGGCAAGCAACGGCCAATCGCCAGAGGGCAGCGGCTCATCACCGCGGTGAACGTTCTGGATGTGACCCTTGGCGTACTGGTTGAAGGTGCCGGGCGTGATCCAGCTCGGAGGATGGTTGTCGCAGATGGGCCTGCCCTCTAGCGAGGCTATGAACTCAGGGGCGAAGACCTCTTCCTCGGGCCGATAGAGGTCGATGTTGGCGCTAGGATTGGACAGATCGACGCCCAACCGCCGCGCCGCCTCCTGGGGAAGGTCGCGAACCGCGTATTGCTGCCACCCGGTCCTGGCGATAGGACAGTTCTCGATCACCAGGCTGCCGTCATCCATTTGCCGGATGTTATCGGTCAGGGGCGAGGCCAGGTAGCCGTGGCCGGTGATCTCCAGGCTGTCGTCCTCGCTGGGGCCGACGTCAAACGCTAGGGTCTTAGGCATTTGCTTTATGTCCTTCGATCAAAATGATGGGCTGTAGATGCAATCGGTGGCAGGGGAGGCGTCCTTCGCCGGAACCAATGAATCTTCGTTCCAATAGCGGCCTTCGACTTTGTACCGTGTCGGCCCGCCGTTCGGATCGTATCGAATATGCGTGATCTTACCGAAAATCTCCAGACCTCTAACCTTGACTCGCTCGCCAATCTCAAATTTGCCAACGTCTTTCACCCTTCCAGCGACACTTTTCTTTGCCAGGCCCGCGGCGCCATACTTCTTCCTGCCGATGGAGGCGACTAGCGCGGCCGGGTCGGAGACACCTTTGCGGTGGGCGAGGGAGCGCTCCAGTTTCTGGAAACCCTCGTGCTCGTCGTGTGCCGGGCGAATATCTTTGGCGTATTTACCGTTCTTAAGATACGCCGTATACGATCTGGTCGGGGTCTCAGCCGTGTGCCAGTCCGGCGTCGACTCCCCACCTAGTGAATTAATCGCATTGCAAACGCGCGTGATCTGTGCCGGGTTAGTGCTATAGTTGCCACGACATCCGCACATGCAACCAGGTTTGCCAGAATACACCCGGCTTACTTCTTTGGGATTGACAACGTCCCTCACCTCTACCGGTTCCAGTCCGTCGGCCACTCCGCCCTCCGCTCTCAGGTCCTCGTTCCGGACCGCCGTGCCGTGCTCGTCCCCGTTGAACCTCACCACCGTCCAGCTGGCGCCGGCGGTGACGACAACGCCGTGCTTCCCCAGGTGCTTCCCAGCGACGGCCTGGACCCGGGCGCCCTCGGAGGCGTCCTTCGCCGGTTTTGTCACGATAACGGTAACACCTTTGCGCCCACCGAGTTCATACCCGGTGCTACGCCTGACAGTCACCGTCAAGCCTTGCTTCTTTGCAGCGTCGATAAAATCGTGCGGATAATCGCCTGCCACGAAATCATATTCACCAGGCTCTATCTTCATAGTGTCCTTCGCTGGTGAAGGGTACACGCCATTAGGATCAAACTCCGCGCGAAGACTTTTCAACGCGCGCATTGCCTCAGCCCTGTTTGTAATATGCTCACAGAGTATCTCACCAGCCTGTTTAATCAAAAACTCAGTTCCAGCATTGTTTGAGTACAGCATCACGCGACCCTTTGGGATATCAACGTAAACGCCCTTAGCAACCTTGCGTAAGGTGTCAGCGTCCTTCCCAAAGCTCAGCCCCAGCTTCTGGAAGCCCTCGCGCTCATCGTGTGCCGGGCGAATATCGTGGACCCGGGCGCCCTCGGAGGCGTCCTTTGCCTTCTTGAAACCTTCTTGTTTCGCCTTCCAGTATTCGTAATCGGCAATGGCAACCGGTGAGTGATTGGGATGTGACTTACACTCCAGGCACCTATTACACGGTTGATTTCGACGATTGCCAGGCATTGGCGCAAACTTGTGCGGCACGGTGTCCTTCCCGAATGCCTTACCCAGCTCCTTCATCGTGTGCGGCCGGTAGATCTCACCGGCCCGCTCCGGGGAGAGGAACGCCGGGCCGGTGAGGGGCCGCGGCCTGGACGGCGGTGGCGCGTACTTGGGCTCGGCGTCGGAGGCGGTGGGAACCGGCTCCAGGGAGTCGTCGTGGCCGTACTTCCGCCGGTCGCAGACGACGCAGTAACCGGGCCGCCGCGGGCTGTCCACGTAGGGGTGGGAGGCGGCGTCCTTGGCGAGGGGGACTGAGGAGAGAGCGTCAAAACTGTGCTTGATGCCATGCTCGCGCCGTAGAAAGGTCTGAGCAGCCTCCGGCGTCCCATCGAACTTCTTTATACCATTGACTTTGACGATCACCCGACCATGACTTCCTTCAAGACCGCGGTACTCAACCTCGATATGCGGCTTCTTTGAGTTTGCGCCGGGCACGTACTCCTTGACCGTACCCTTATAGTATCCCTCACGATCTGGTTTATCGTAGGTGACTGGCGTGTAACGATCGGCGTCACCGACGGGGACCGGAGCTGGGAGGGCGTCCTTCCCCTTCTTGGGTACCCCCGCGGTGCGTAGCGCGATGGCCACGGCCTGGTCGTGCGGCTTGCCGTGGGCCTCTTCGACCTCGAT